AAGATCGTTAAGTTTTGCAGCTTGTGTATCAGCAAGTGAATCGGCAGCTTCAGCAAGAATCTTTTCACGAACAAGCACTTCGACTTTTTCGCTGAGAGATTGAACTTCGGACTGGTTATCTTGAAGTGATTCCTTGAGACGAGCAACTTCGGATTCCATATCGGAAACGATGTCTTTCTTACTTTCTGGAACTTCAATATAATGTTCGACAAATACCGACTTCATTGCAGAGATAAAGTTCTCAGCAACTTCAGTGCGAAGGGTGCTTTCAAGGGCAACCTTATTGTCTTCCACCCATGCTTCGACAACATAAGTCAGATAATTGTCAACCTTTTCAGCAAGATCATTGCGTTGTTGTTCGCTTTGTTCTTGAAGTTTAGTTTCAAATTCTTCAGCCAGACGTTGCTTTTCTTCACGAACCTTTGAAGTAAGTGCAGCTTCAAAAAGAATAGCTGTCTTTTCTTTAAATGCTTCGGTAAGATTAGCTTCCGAATCAGTCAACACTCTGAGGTCTTCAGTGTAATCAACGGACTCATTTTTTGCTTTCCCTTTGGCCGCCTTATATGCATCATACGCATCATCTGCTTTATCATTAAAATTTCTCATTGCAGTATAATACGGTTCAAGCGAATCGTCATCAAGTTTGCGTTCTTTTGCCTTTTTGTACTTCTCTTCGGCTTCATCAGCTTGTCTGCGCAGAAACTTATATTTAGTGTTTAATGATTCTGCTGCTGCATTAAAATCTTCTTCAAGCTCGACTGACTCATTCTTCATAGCAGCTGTAACAGCATCTCTGCGCTTCTTCAGATATGTATCGGAATCATCAACTTTGCCATCGTTATCGATGTCGTCATCTTCTTTTCCGACTGGATCCAAAGCTTCAGAAAGCTTTTGAAGTTTATCCAGAACAAAGTCACTTGAACCAACTTTACGTTGATTGAACTTGATCTTTGATACTGGAGTATCTTTAGACTTGAATGTAATACTATCGGTTCCGATATCTGTAACAACACCAAAATTGGTCTTATCACCTTTTTTCAGATTCTTAGCACGATTCGCAATCTGCTCAACGCCTTCTTCTAATTCAACGGAATCTTCTTTCATGTATTTTTCCATATTCTTATCTAATGCGAGTTTAGCAACTTTTTCAGCATTTGCGCCATATTCATCTTTATTGAAATATCTCACGGCTTTGCCTGATGCTGCAACAATTTTGAAGTTTCCTTTTCCATCAGAATCGACGTGAGGTCTAACGCCTTCTTCCATATCATCTTCATCAGAGTCATCCGATTCGCCCATTTCCGATTCATCGGTGTCGGCATCATCTTCAGCTTCTTCATTTTTTGCTTCGATCAAATCAACTTCATCAGAATCCACTGCTTGTTCTTCGGAAACGATAGACGATTCCTGTTCAAGCTCTAGTTCTTCAGCAAGTTGTTCTACGGTAACATCTTCAATGATGTCTTCTAGTTCGTTTTGTTTTTCCATGTAGTTTAACTTTCTATTTTTAGAGATTGGTGAGGAAATCGTTAAAGATTCTTACTTGAGCCTCGGCAATCCGAGAAGCAGGTGTCTTCTTAATTTCGGTCACATAATTTTCAATCTGGCTCGGTTTAAAGATACCATTCTCATAGATCCATGATACCGATTCCATTATCCCATTAACAAAAGCAGCAGGAGCAGAAGGGTCTTGAACAATATCAACTGTTGCCAGTAAGAAATCACTCTTGACATAAGTTGAACCACCGCGTGACTCAACCGTTCCCATACCTCTACTGGATACACCTAGACGAACACCACCTTCAATTAGTCCTTTCACAATTTTACCCATCGGTGTGTTCAGAATGAGTGCCTTCCCAACAACGTCATCACCAGTCCATTTAAGTTCTGTGATGCGATGCGAAACTTTATCCAAGTTAATACTAGGACCATCTGGGTGATTAAGTTCACCAACGGCACGACCAGACATAACTTGCTCTGTCACATATTTGTGAACAGCTTCTTTTAAAACTTGACGTGGATAGATACGGCGATTTTTATTCACTCGTTCAGCCTGCATGAAGACGCCTTCGATGAAGACATTCTTTTCAGTTCCAACGCTTTCGGTGACGTATTGAATATTTACGTCATTATGTTCTGTAATTAATTTCATTAAGCTTTTTTAACAAGATTATTATAAAGTCCACCTGGACCGCCAAGCTTACTACCAGCAGGGCGATATTTACCAAGTTTATATTTCTTGTTATATTCGTCTTGGCTCATAGCACCTGCATTAACTTTTTTCATATCAAAAGTCTTACCAGGTGTTGGTGCTTCGTCGAGATCATCTTCTGTTTCCTCACGCATTTTCTCTGCAGCGACGAGTTTAAAAGCTCCACGACGAAGTGTAATATTACTACCATTTTGCAGATCGATTACATAGGATTTGTCATCTTTATGTAAACCCAAGTTGATTTCACCGATTCTAGCAGTTTCACCTTTGTGATTGCCTTGAGTAATAATGATCTTACTTCCGGGTTTGGTGGCTTCATCGAGTTCATCTTCTGCAGATTCGTTATAGATGTCAGCAGTAATAGCAACACGCTTAATGTCAAGAACAGTATTCACTTTATCAGTGATAGCAGTAGAGAAAGCTTCTCTAGCTAATTCGCCATTACCATTCATTATAGAATCGATTAATTGTCTTGTTTTACTCATAGATGTATATTTATTAAATTGTATTTATATAAAATTATATTTTGACTTATTCAGTAGGAGGCTCAGGCAACTCATCGCTTGGATCATCAACACCATCCATATTATTATCACCACCAGCTTCTGGTTCAGCGGCTGCTTTTTCCTTCTTAATATCAGCATCGATATGCTCAATATCTTGGTCGGTCTGACGAAGAATATTATGGCGAATCCATTTCTCGGAATAATACTTACCAATGTATTGTTCCATAGAACCAAGCATATTCAATCGCTCCTGCATGATCTCAAATTCCTTGAGTTCAGTAAAGTAGTTGTCTTCAGCAAAGTCAACAGCGATATTCTCTCTAATCATCTCCCAATCGCTTTCGGTGCAGATACCCTTTAACAATAGCTGAACACGAAGCATATCAATAAACAGATATGAGAACTTCTTACGGAGACGAGAGATGAACTTATGAAACTTAACTTCATCTCTGGAAATCTCGGATGATCGTCCCATGTTAAATCCATTATCAGCCTGAAGTCGGGTAATAGGAACATTCAGAGAACGATAAAGTTTCTCTTGGAAGAACTTAACATCTTCAATCTGACCAAGGTTTTCACCGCCTGGAAGAGTGGTGATTTCGGTACCACGACCTCCTTCACGACGAGGCAACCAGAAATCTTCAAGCATACTCATTGCTTTACGATCATCTCGGATGTCACCAGTATTCATGTCATATACCAGCTTGTTGCGATATTTCGACATGATCGACTGAACATATTCTTCAGCCTTACCCTTTGGAAGGTTACCAGTATCAATATAGAAAATTCTACGCTCGGGAGCGCGGGAGATACGATAGATGACCAATGCATCTTCCATCATACGAAGCTGATTTACAAGCTTCAGCGATTTATGCATATTGGAGATAACTGTTCGACCAGTCTCATCTACAATACCAGAAGGAACATATACAATAGCATTTGGATCGATCTTTAACTGCGATGCGGCAGCACCAACATTATTCAGACCCACACTATCACCAAAGATAAAGTATTCACCAGTGGTTTCAATAGTTTTAACACCAGTGTGTTTATCCATTCTGGAAGAGACCTCACGAACCTTCTTGATCTTTGTTGGATCAACATATCGGACCTCAACAATACCATCTTTTGGTTTTTTAGTATCAATGATAAGATGATAGTAAAGTCTACCATCAATATACCAACGACGGAAAATTTCGGTGCCATCACGATTGAAATTCAGCACCTTAATAATATTATCAAACTCTGTAATGATCTTTTTCTTAATCGAATCTGGATATTCCAGATCATCAAGCATTAGACTAACAGATGTACTATCTTCATCGGAAACAATAGAAGCGTCAACAATATCAGAGATAGCAGAATCGCACTCAGGCAATGTGGCTGCATTTCGATATTTAATGATAATATCTCTTTCATTGACAATGGCCGTGCCATCGATGTCAACAAATTGACCAAAGTATCCAGAGGCAGCATTAACTAATGAAGTGCCCTCTTTATCCATTGGCGGGACAAACGAAACCACATCTTCTGGTTC